CCACACCATTCAGGACATGAGTATTGGTGTTACTGTTAGTGACGCATGGATGAAGCGCATGATTGATGGCGATAAAGAAGCACGCAAGACATGGGGATTAGTCATCAAGAAGCGTTTTGAAAGTGGCTATCCATACCTGTTCTTTAGTGATACCGCAAACAATGGTGCGCCTCAAGTATACAAGGACAAAGGTAAACGCATCCATGCAAGCAACCTTTGCAATGAAATTTACCTGAGTACGTGTAAAGACGAAAGCTTTGTTTGTAATCTATCATCAATCAACCTTGAGCGTTGGGATGACATGAAAGATACTGATGCTATTGAAACGTTGGTATACTTTCTTGACAGTGTCATGACTGAATTCATTGACAAGACTGAAGGTATGGCGCACATGGATGCTCCACGTCGGTTTGCAATCAATCAGCGCGCATTGGGTGTAGGCGTTCTTGGATGGCATAGTTACTTGCAAAGCAAAGCCTTGCCGTTTGAGAGTATGGAAGCCAAGATGGAAAATATCGGCATCTTTAAAACACTTCGTGAAAAATGTGACTCTGCTACAGAGCAACTTGCGCAGATGTATGGCGAACCTGAATTGCTCAAAGGGTATGGGCGGCGCAATGCTACAACCATTGCAATTGCACCAACCACCAGCAGCTCATTTATTCTCGGTCAAGTTAGTCCAAGTATTGAACCTCTTAACAGCAACTACTTTGTTAAAGATCTTGCAAAAGGTAAATTCACATATAAGAATCCATACCTGACAAAGTTACTTAAGAGCAAAGCGTTGGACAACAGCGAAACATGGCGTGATATTCTTATTCATGGCGGCAGTGTTCAACATCTGACAACACTAACGGATGAAGAGAAAGCCACATTTAAAACCTTTGGTGAAATCCCTCAAAAGGAAATTGTTATACAAGCAGCTCAACGTCAACGATATATAGATCAAGGACAAAGTCTTAATTTAATGATTGCACCAAAAGCCAAACCAAAAGAAGTAAATGAACTAATGATTTTTGCGTGGGAAAGCGGAATCAAAGGATTGTATTATCAACGTAGTGCAAATCCTGCTCAAGAGCTAGCGCGCAGCATCATGACATGTTCAACCTGTGAAGCATAATGACTGAAAAACCATCATCAGCAGATAGCCTTTCACCATTCTGGTACGCAGTTGGAACGTTGTTTAGCGTTCCACTATTAGTAATCATACTATTGATTACGTCCGTTGCATTTTTATGCAGTTGGCCAATAGTTCCAATATTAGCTTATTATCAACGTAAAGAAGAATTAAAAGATAATGATTGAAACAAATAAATGTCCTGGTTGCAAACATGTGTATGAAATTGTTTGGGATGATGATAATAGCGAATATTATAATGATAATGAAGATGAAGATGAGCTAGACCAATTTGACGAATCAGAAGAGCTATATCCTGAGTATTGCCCTTTCTGTGGTATTCATCGTGATTATAATGGAGAGGTTGATTCGTCCGATGATGAATTACTCTGATATATAATACATGGATTGGTATTACAATGGAGAAGTATTTAGCGTTACACATGCGGTTGAAAAGATAGCTGAAGGTTACATCGGATTCATATATGAAGTAACTGACAATACCAATGGGAAAAAATATATTGGTAAGAAGCTATTAACTACAACTAAAAAATTACCGCCACTTAAAGGAACAAAGCGCAAGCGCAAAAAAATTGTACACAGTGATTGGCAAACATATTATGGAAGTAGCGAACTCGTTAAGCAGTTGGTTGAAGAACGGGAGGACACCTTCTCAAGAGAGATACTTGCGTTTGGTAAAGCAAAAGGCGAGCTGTCATACATTGAAGCAAAGTACCATTTTGACCGAGAAGTGCTCCTAAGTGACGATTACTACAATGAATTTATTGGCTGCCGCATTCATTCAAAGCATGTACAAAATTTGTGGAAAAAGTAATTTACATTCTTTCGTTTTTAGATTATAATTACATAACAACCAAAACAAAATGATTCTCATCGATTATAGTGGCATTGCCATTTCAAGTGTCTTTAGCCAAGCAAAGAGCAATAAGATTGAAGAAGACTTTCTTCGACATATTATTCTAAATAGCCTGCGCATGTATAACCTTAAGTACCGTGATAAGTATGGTAAGATGGTTATTGCCTGCGATGGCGGCAGCTGGCGCAAAGATTACTATCCACAATATAAAGCAGCCCGCCGTAAGAATCGTGAAGAAAGCAGCATGGACTGGAAGGAAATCTTCCGCATTCTCAACAACGTCAAAGCCGAAATTGTTGAGCATTTGCCATACACTGTAGTACAAACTGATAAGGCAGAAGCCGATGATGTTATTGCTGCACTAGTGGAAACCACTCAAGAATTTGGCAACTATGAGCCTGTCATGATTATTAGTGCGGATAAGGACTTTATTCAATTGCAGCGATATGATAATGTCGCACAATGGAGTCCAATGACCAAGAAGCTTATCACTGATAAAAATCCAGCAAGGTATCTGATGGAGCATGTTCTCAAAGGCGATAGCGGTGATGGCGTACCTAATGTTCTTAGTCCCGACAATACATTTACTGACAGCATTCGTCAAACAGCATTGCGTGCAACCAAGATTGACGAATGGATTTCAGCCGATAAAGCAGGCAAGCTGCAAAATGTTATGCCTGAAGAAACATATCGCAACTATATTCGCAACCGCACCGTGATTGATCTTGATTGCGCACCTACAGAGGTGCGCAATGCTATTCTTACAGAATACAATTCAGCTCCGGTTAAAAATAACAGTAAGGTTCTTAACTATCTGATATCCAAACGTTGCAACATGCTTATTAGCAGTGCATCAGAATTTTTTACCAAATAAACATATGATTAGAAGAATGAATGATAGGTTACCACATGAGGTATTTGAGTTGCTTGAAAAAACTACAAGTCTTGATGAACGTGTAGAGGTTTTAAGAAACAATTTTACACAACCAGTTCAAATGATTTTGCAGGCAGCATTCAAACCTGACCTTCATTTGGATCTTCCAGCAGGAGCTCCTCCATACAATCCAGATCCTAACGCAGCGGGATTGCAACCTTCTCCATTAAAACAACAAATTAAAATTTTGCCAAGCCTATTGAAACGAAATGATCGTTTGTCTAGTATTCGTAAAGAAACATTGTTTATTCGTCTTATTGAGGGAGCACATGCAAAAGACGCTATTATAATTATTGCAGCTAAAGATAAAAAGCTACCTGAATTGTATCCATTGCTTACGGAGTCTTTAGTACGTGCTGCATTTCCAAATTTAATTTGATATGACTTATACATTTAAATGTACGTCGTGTGAGCATGAATGGGACGCTAGTATGAGTATGGCAGACCGTGATGTTCCATTGACACAGCATTGTGTAGCATGTGCAGCAGAAGGGCCCGGCGTAATCAAACGCATCATTAGCAGTGCGCCTCGCATTTCATATGACGGTGCTCAAACGGTATTGCAACGCGCCGGTAGGGGATGGAACGATGTTCTGAAAAAAATCCAAAAGGCAAATGGCCGATACGCAAAGAAAAATATTGAAACACGATAACGCATATGGGAAAGAGTCGAAAAAGCAAAGGATCTAATGGTCGTAAGCAATCATATTATGATGACGACTATAACGCTGAAAATAAAAAACTCAAAAAGAGTAAACATTCTGATAGCCGAAAAGACAAAAGTGTGGAAAAAGGTATCTTTATTGATTGGAGTGCGCTATGAATGAGCGCAGAACTTTTGTGCATGATCCTGTTGAATTGGGTTATGCTGAGTTGGGCGATGCTAGCGTTCCAGGCACACGTGTATACGTTACACCTGAAGGGAAAAAGTATCCTAGTATTACAACCGTATTGGGTGCGCGCGGCAAGGAAGCTATCTATGAATGGCGCCGGCGCGTAGGTGAAGAAGAAGCTAACCGTATCACGCGGCATGCCTGTGCACGAGGAACGGCACTGCATACCATTGCTGAGAAGTATATTAATAACGAACTTGATATATACAAAAAGGATGAGATGCCCCATGTTGTAGCATTATTCCGTAGTATTCAACCAATCCTCGATAAGAACATTGGACGCGTTGTAATGCAGGAACGACCACTATATAGTGACCATCTTGGAATTGCTGGAAGAGTTGATCTAATTGCAGAATATGAAGGAAAACTTAGTGTCATTGATTTTAAAACCAGTAAGCGTGTTAAAACTCGAGAAGAGATTAGCAACTACTTTGTGCAGTCGTGTGCATATGCTATAATGTTTGAAGAGCGCACGGGTATACCAGTATCACGTACTGTAATTGTTATGGCTATTGATGACAATCCCGTTCCTATTGTATTTAAAGAAAAGCGAGACTCTTGGGCGGCTGAACTGCAAAAAGTAATTAAAGAATACAATACCAAAAAACTATTCGGACATGGATAATACAAAAACTAAAAACAACAAAGGCCTGCTTGATCTGCTAACAAGTGGACCACCAGACAGTTTCTCAAGCGATTATGGATGTGTACGTGAGTATTACCTGAGCGATGAAATTGGATCACCAAGTGAATATATCAGTTGGTTCCATGAGATTCGCAACTGTCGTGAAACTGATGCAATAAAGATTCATATCAATTGCCCAGGAGGAAACTTATTTACAACCATTCAATTCCTTCAAGCATTACAAGAAACTGAAGCACACATCATTGTAAGTGTTGAAGGCGCATGCATGAGCGCAGCAACACTTATCTTCTTGTCGGCCGATGAATATATGATTACCAATCACAGCATGTTCCTGTTTCATAACTATAGTGCTGGAACAGTTGGCAAAGGCGGTGAAATGTATCATGGCATGGTTCATGAGCGCAAATGGAGCACTGGATTGTTTCAAGACATGTATACCGACTTCCTTACACCTGAGGAAATTGTTGACATGACAAATGATAAAGATATTTGGCTGGATGCAAATCAGGTTCTTGAGCGCCTTGAAAAGCGCGGCAAGCTGATGGAGAAAAAAGCTAAAAAGGCTGGACAGCCCAAAAAAACTGAATCCAATTAAAGAGACGAAAAAGCCGCTGCAATTTGTTTTACAGCGGCTTTTTCTTTACTTGCTTTGTCCAGCCTTAATCCAGTTTCTCGCTGCAGCAATCAATTTGGGATGAGCAGCGCCCAATACAGTTTCCCATGAGTCGCCTATAAGAGGTTTTAATCCAGCCTCACGGAGAAAAGCATATCGCTTAGGTCGCCCGACTTTCAATAGGTTTGGGTTGAGGATAAAAAGTTTCATGCTTTCAGCAAAAACTTCATAAGCATTGGGCTCATACGGACTTACAGCCTTTTCGCCTTTGACTGCTTTCTTAATATGCTTTGAAGGTTTTTTAAGCATGTCATCAACATAATGTCCGCATTCATGAGCAATAACACCAGCGCCTGTCAAGTCTGCTTTGTATCCAGTATATGACCAGCAAAACCCAGGCGTGCGCACAGGCGTCAAAACAATTTTTTCATTCACGGAAATCGTCCCGCTGCCCCAATCATAAAATCCGTAATATGAAGTATTAGCAGCATTCACAATATACGGAATTGGGAGTTTGTTGATTTTACAAAAGGCGACAACAATGTCCCGCCCATACTTTAGGTTTTCAGGCTTTTTTTGGCCTGGGTGTGGGTATTCAATTCGCATCAAGATTATTATAAACCAAAAAGTGCAGCTTGTAAAGGAAAAAATATGACAAAATGCATTCCTCCGTAACTTGTTGATATTCAACAAAACCGCAAAATATGCATTTTATGGCAAAAAGTCCTTTACAGAGCACAAGATTTAGAGTATAATGATCTTGTAAGGAAACTAATATGACACCTAATTTTTACGCTAGTCTCGCGGGAGCACTTAGAGGAACACTGCTTTCTCTAAAATATAATCGTGACATTGCTCACCTATTGGACAATGAAGCGGATAAACTAAAAGCCTTTCAAGCGATTGTAGATAAGGCTATCATGCAAGCAGATAGGCAAAGTAAGGAGGTTGTTGAATGACACCTGTAGCGCCCAAAACAAAAACCACACTCGTCTTGACTGCAGGCTTTCAGGCCTGCGGATTCTTTAGTGCGCGCAGTACAGTTCGCAACATGATTGTGGGCGGCGTTAAAGCATATGACCTGTATGGCAATATTCATGATTGGGATAGCTGGATTGCAAATGATGAATATCTTGTGCCAGATCATCCAGCGTTGCGCAGTGTTGATAGCAGCTGGGCTGTGCCTACAATTGTAGTGATCCCAGGATGGTTTGGCACTTTTGGCAAGAGGCGCAATCGTGTCATCAACTTGAGACAGCTATACTATGTGTATGATGGCGAATGCCAATACTGTCTCAAAAAGATTCCATTTACGGCTGCAACACGTGATCATGTATTGCCACGCAGTCGAGGTGGAAGCAATGATGACAGCAACATTGTATTGAGTTGCAAAAAGTGTAACAGCAAAAAGAGCAACAAGTTTCCATATCAGAACATCAAAGGCAGCAGTGTCAAACCAAAGATTCTTAATGATGTGGAGTTTACAGCACTAAGTGAAAAAGTAGAGATTCGAGAAGAGTGGAAAACCTTCCTTGTATAAATAAACTATAATATGAATATCACAACTGCATATCGTCAAATGGCTCAAGAATCTTATGATGCGTCGATGGCGGCCGAACAAACGCAATTGGACGAGGCTGCAATTAAATCTCAAATCATTAAGGATGGTTACATATACTTTCCTGACGATGACGAACTATATAAGGTTAGCCCATACAAGCTTATTGGCAAAGCTAGTAAGCTAGGCGCACTTGGTGTGCAAAAGTGGTATAGCGTAAATGTTGCGACTGGTGAGGATCTTGATGACGCTGGCCTAGCTGAAATTGATGCCGATGAAAAAGGACGCTGGTTTACTGTTACTAAAAACATTAAAGACACCGATGCGGCGCTTATTTCAAGCGAACCCAATAACATTTACTTATAAATAAGGTACAATCTATGAATCCAAATATCTCAATCCCACCAACAGCAGCTGACGCATATCGTGCAATGTTAGCAGAACAAACATACGCTTCTCTTAAAGAAGTTGCGCTAACCGAAGTAAAACAGGTTACACTTAGTATTCCATTTCCTGGCTCCAACGAGAAAAAAGTTCTCGCCCAGGCTAAAGAGATTGGTGTTAAGAATGGATTTACCGTTCTTGGTGGTGAATATGACCGCTATGATGAAGCAGTATATGTCACAATCAAAGGCGATCTTAGCAAGTTAGCTAAATTTGTTAATAAGTGGATGAGCTCCGACGATAGTGACGAAGAAATTTTAAATGACTATAGTGAATCATATGATTCCTCTATAAATGAAGGAAAGATGGTCACATTGACTGTTCCATTTCCTGGGTCAAACGAAGATAAAATTATGGCTCAGGCTAAAACTCTTGGTAAGACTCATGGCTTTACTGTTCTTGGTGGTGAATACAACCGTTATGACAAAACTGTTGATATTGAACTTAAAGGCGATCTTAGCAAGTTAGCTAAATTTGTTAATATGTGGATGCGTACTGACGACAGTGACGAGGAAATTTTAAATGACTATAGCGAATCATATGATTCCTCTATAGCTGAAGAAACTGAAGCGCCTGATTATGGATTTGCTTCTAATCCTCCTAAAGTTAAGCTTAAGCAATTGAAGGCAGTCATTAAAAAAATTCCTGACAATAAAGTTGATTACATTGTACATGTTCTTGCGCGCCTTGCAAACTTTGAACAAATCAAAGAGATTATGAAGGGTATGAGCGTAAAGAGTAACTAATAATCTAATTATATAAATAAACTACAATCTATGGACAACAATATCTCAACTGCAGCCGATGCATATCGTGCAATGTTAGCAGAACAAACATACGCCTCTCTTGAAGAAGCTGCACATGAAGTGCTTTCAGAAGGTAAGTATATAATTTCAGTTGACAACTTAAAGAAATCTTTTAAAGCGCTTTCATCGGCTCAAAACGGCTTAGATGTGGCAATAAAAGACTATGATTCAATTGAAGGCCATAGCGGTCATGGTTCAGGCCATCATCAAGCTGGAACGGTTATTGTATATTATCGCAAAAAAATTAAAGAACATATCAATGCGATGATTGAAATTCAAGAGGGTTTAATGGAGCAAGGTGAAATGACAAAGCTATTGCAACGTGCTTTCATTGATGAATTGGAGGATAATGTTGAATCATTGCAAAAACAAATTGAATCTCGTGATGATAATAATTATATTCTTAAGACTCAATTAAGCTCACGTAAAGCAGTGCTCGCTAAAGCAAAAGCAGATCTTAAGACTTTTAAATAAACTACAATCTATGAACGACCACATCTCAATCCCACCAACAGCAGCTGACGCATATCGTGCAATGTTAGCTGAACAAACATACGCCTCTCTTGAAGAAGCAGCCGATGCCATTGAAAAAGCTGGTGGTAAACGACCAAAGATTGTAAAGGCGTAACAACAACTTATATAAATAAAGTATATGAACAACAACAATATATCAACAGCGGCCAACGCATACCGTGCAATGTTAGCAGAACAAAGAAACCAATTAACCGAAGCTTTTTCATATAAGGATAATGGTGATAAAAATGAACTCTCTAAGAAAGAAGTAAAGTCTATAATTGATAAGTTTTGCGATAAACACAATTTGACTGTAGATTGGTATCCGGCTGCTAAAGATAGATTAGGTTGGTTTAAAGATGATGGCGATTTAAGCGTCAGAGTTAAAAAAAGTGATGCAGATACTCCTTCGTCTCCGCACATTGTGATACAATTCTCATGGTATAATAATGGGATGTTGGTTGGTCTTCATGGCTATAAAGACAATCTTATGAAAGCTAAGCCTATTGATAAGGTTACATCTTCTGACGTTGAAGGCGCATTTGAAGCACAAATTGCTGGAGTAAAACCGGTTAAAGGTACTGTTGCTAAAATTAAAGAAGTTGCGCTTAAAACACTCTCTAAGATTAACAATGTTGATATTACAGCAGCCGATATTAAAACCGCAGAAGCAGACGTTGATGATGCTGGTATTACTCGCATTTTGATTCCTAGCACGTGTGTCATATACCTCTTGACCAATGCTGACATTAAGGAATATGAATTTGGTGATAGTGACAATGAAGACCTGTTCTCTGTAGGCAATGGACAAAAACTTGTTGTTGTAGCAATCTAATTGTATAAATAAAGCGTATGGTACAGGACAAACATAATAATACAGCAAACGAGCAGCTCGCAGGACCTGCGCCGTTCCGCTGCAGTATTATATCAAAGGGACTTCCGCCCGCATAGAATCCAGACACCGTAAATTTAAAACACTTACCTTTGTTCTGGAAACGGAACAAAGGTTTTTTATTTTTACATTTTAGACAAAAACTCCTTTACAAATCTCAATTTTTAGATTATAATAATCGCATAACAAACGGCAACAACAAGTTGCCCAACATTTTTTCAAAATCTCAATGCGCGCCTTGTGCTACAAACAAGGTAACGACCGTGGTTGAACGGCTTGGATCTGAAAAGAGATGCAATGACAGTAAGTTTAAATATGGAGCCGTGAGTCCCTTAGCGCACACCAATGCGCAACTCACAAATTTTCAAAACCTCCTGTAGCTCATCGGAAGAGCGGCTTCTTTATAAGGGGCGGGTAGTTGGGTCAGCACCAACCAGGAGGACCAATTTGCAAACGGACTCACGGAAAGTGGCGACGCACATGAGTGATTAAGTTCACGTCTTCGGATCAACATGACAAGTATGCCTGTAGAAGCTTTCCAAATTTTCACGGATATTAGCTCAGCCTGTTAGAGCGCTGCGTTTGGGACGCAGAAGTCGTAGGTTAGAATCCTACATATCCGACCAGCTTAAAGGAACGGTGGCTGAGTGGTCTAAAGTACTCCCTTGCTAAGGGAACGTGGCAGCAATGTCACCGTGGGTTCAAATCCCACTCGTTCCGCCAATCTCAAACCAATATATAAACTATATGAAACAAACATACACACTAGCAAGCAGCGAATTTTGCGGACCATGCAAGATGATTAAGAAGTATCTCGCAGAGAATAGTATCTCCGTGGCTGTGATCAATATGGAAGATGATCAAAAGTTTTTCATGGAAAACGGTATCAAGACTGTTCCCGTTCTCCTAAGCTCTGATGGCGCCAGATATGCTGGTGTTGATGCCATTCTGGGCCATTTTTCAGCAAAAGCTGTAACTTGTTGATTTTCAACGGCTAAAAATAAATGCAAAAACATGCATTTTTTCCTTTACAAAGCCGATTTTTTGTGGTATAATAATTCTGTAAGGCGAAACTAATTCCCCAAACCGAAGCTAAATAAGATCTGGATTTAATAATACTTTCTTGTTTACAAGTTGCAGAAATTAGTTTACAATTACAACACGATCAAACTGGTTGAGATTCAAAACCTCGGCTGATGCGATTCCTTCAAGGCAAAGTCTTGATTGTAGCTTGTTCTCCAAATATGATTGTTGCTAGGCGAAGGGCTAATAACCCTGCTGAACGGTGAAAATCCGTTCCGTTAATCACTACGCTCTAAATGAGGTTACCGCCTCGGAATGAGAAGCCCTAGTTAAAATCATTGAGGTCATGTTGAGTGACAATCATGTTTGGACCACAACATTTCTTTGACAACATTTTGATTTTGAAACCCAGGAGCATTCAGTCCCTGGTACCAAACAAGAAGAATGTGATTCCGCTCCTCGCTTTGAGTTGAAGCCGTTCACAAGTAAAACTTCACTGAAAACACTTTTAGGTGCTCATCCAGCTGATCAAGGCGGTGAGTTAAACGTGCGATCAGTACGGCCTTTAAATTTTAATAGCACGTTTGATTATTGCGGCGAGCGACTGCAAGACCAGTGGTCGCAATAATCAAAAGGAATTAGTGTAATACTTTTAATCGCGGGTTAATCGAGTGGTTCAGATAGGTGTCTCATAAGCATCTCACGGGAGTTCGAATCTTCCACCCGCAACCAATTTTGGGACGAAGGCAACTGTTAGATGCGTTGCGGCGGTCTGTAAAACCTCTACTTAAGAAACACCGTGGGTGCAATTCCCTCTCGGCCCACCATCCTTTATTGTTAAAGCATCTTTGGTTTGATGCTGTCCATATCGAGAACGGACTATGCCGGAGCATACGAACGAAGTACAAGTTCTATGGTGCAAACGGAAAATGCGCTCAAAGGCGCGCGAGGTGGTTCAATTCCACAGACAATAAACATTTTTGATTTTTGGGTAGGTATACCGTTAAGGAGACGGTTCAGACTGTAAATCTGACGCCGCAAGGCTCGCTGGGATCGTTCCCCAGACTGCCCACCAATTTGTATGAACAGCCGCTTTTCGTGTCTAGGGAAAAGCTCCACAATATCAAGGTTATGATATGGCGCTGGTGAAATTCCAGAACGGATTCAAATTTTTACCTGATGTAGCTCAGAGGAAGAGCATCCGCTTGATAAGCGGAAGGTCGAGATATCGTAATTCTCCATCAGGACCAATTGAGGATTAGCATAATGGTAATGCATCTGACTTTGACTCAGAACATAGAAGTTCGATTCTTCTATCCTCTACCAATTTATGGGCTGGTATGATCGAGCTGAGCTGATGATTGCATATTGCAATTGTTCTAAGGAACCTTAAGTGAGTTTGAATCTCACACTGTCCACCAATTTCAATGAGAGATTAGAGGTAAGTTGATATACAACACCTTCTATAGCATTATGGTAATGCGCCGACATGATATGTTGGAGATTCCCGGGTTCAAATCCCGGAGAAGGGTGCTCTAATAAACAACGAGGCGTCAGACCACGCCTACAACATTGAGAAAATTTTAATGGAGGTAAAGCTTTAATGGTGAAGCATCGAGCTTTTAACTCGAAGAACTGGGATCGTTACCCAGTGCCTCTACCAATTTCATGGGGTTGTAGCATAACGGTAATGCACCTGCTTTGCAAGTAGTAGATTGTCAGTTCGAATCTGACTAGCTCCACCAATTTCCCTTGGTATCTACCCGCAATTTGGGTATTGCTCACGAGTGTGAAGCAAGTCAGAAGTTAGGCTGGTCGCGACAGTAATCCTTCTGATGGCCAAGGCTCTTTTCGCGGGATTAGTTTAATGGTAAAATGATAGTCTTCCAAACTGAAGTCGAGAGTTCAATTCTCTCATCCCGCACCAATCACAATGGGCGATCTCTGGCATGGAGGTCTAAAAACCGAAAGGTATCCTCTGGGTTCGATTCCCAGTCGCTCCACCAATCATAACGGGCTGTTAGTAGAATGGATATAACGTTGCGCTACGAACGCAAAGATCTAGGTTCAATTCCTGGGCGGCCTACCAATTTTCGCTAATGTATTCGGGTACGATGCATCGGCAACTCTACCAGTGAAGCAAATCATATTTGCGAAGAATTCGTGACCAGTGAAAGTCGGTTTAACGGTAGAGCAATTTTAATACATAGTGTAAAGGCATAAGATATAAAAAGATGCATTAGGGTAATTGGTTATCCCGCCACGCTTTCACCGTGGAGATTACGAGTTCAAATCTCGTATGCATTGCCATTCTTTTGGGTCGTTCGTTCAACGGATAGGACTGAGGATTTCTACTCCTCCGATGCAGGTTCGATTCCTGCACGACCCACCATTTTCTGATACTGTGGTGGTATCGCTTACAGGAGTTTTCGGTCCCTACACTGTGTCTTTGCTACACGGAACCGATAAATTTTTGAAGATGTAGCTCAGCTGGTTAGAGCACTTGCCTGTCGAGCAAGACGTCGTGGGTTCGAGCCCCATCATTTTCGCCATTCTTTTCATTGGCCGTGTAGCCGAATTGGTATAGGCAGCGAACTTAAAATTCGTAATCTGTCGGTTCGAGTCCGACCATGGCTACCATTTTATAGCTTAAAGGTTAATGCAACAAACTCTGAAATTATGATTTGTATAAATACTTTTATGTTATATACAATCTATCAAGTAACCAATTTGCTTAACAGCAAGATATACATTGGAAAGCATCAGACAACTAATCCTGATGACTCTTATTATGGTTCAGGTGTTGCACTGAAGAAAAGTATTGCTAAACATGGTAAAGATAACTTTAAGAAGGCGGTATTATTTGTATTTCAAACCGAAGAGGAAATGAATGCAAAGGAAACAGAATTGATTACTGAAGAATTTGTTGCTCGTAGCGATACATACAACATGGGAGTGGGTGGTGAAGGCGGCGCTCATTTTAAAGGCAAATCTCATTCGGCTGAAACTGTTGAACGTATCAAACAATCACTTGGTTCTGATGAGAATAAACAAAAACTCATTGAAGCTGGACGTAAAGCAGGCTCTTTATCCAAAGGAAGAAAGTTAAGTGCAACTGCTCGACAGAATATGTCTGACGCTCAGAGAAAAGCTATCTCCGATGAGACCAAGAAAAAAATTTCAGAATCATTAAAGAAATTTAATGAAGAAAATCCAGGCCACCTCAAAGGTCTAGTAAAAAGAAAACGCAAACCTTTAAGTGAAGAAACTAAGGAAAAGCTTAGACAAATTCAACTTAAACGTTGGCAAAATAAAAGGCTCGTAGCTTAGCGGTTTTAAAGCGTTCGACTCATAATCGAAGGATCCTCGGTTCGAGTCCGAGCGGGCCCACCATTTTATATACCGTCTCGCGGCGTCACCGCTAGTGTGTTCACGAAAGAACGTAACAAAACGGCAAGTTGTTACCCATATGAAAGAAGCTTGTAGCGCAAGTAAAAATCGTAAGCCAAACGTTGAAGTGATGTTCAACAAAGGGTGCCCCGGCAGTTTGATGCCGTTATCTCGCAATTTGCTGGAGCATGCGTTAAGCATTGCGCAGAAGGCAAATGATGCAATTCGTTGCAGCGAGAATCATTTACTTTTATTGTTAAAGCATCTTTGGTTGATGCTGTCTGCCCAGACTATGACAATACACCGAACGCTGATCATGTTCAAGTGTGTAATGTAAAATGTGCTCATAGGCGCGTGAGGTGGTTCAATTCCACAGACAATAAACATTTTTACAATGGAAATCGGTGAGTTAGGTGCATATTAGGTTATGCATACAGGCTTGAAATTCCGTGTGGGTCAATATCCATACATTGTAAATATAAAAAGCCATATGAAGGTTACGGGCTTCCTTCTCCAGCTATAAGGATTCATATAGCTAGTGCCAGTCCTGCATAACGCATTGAGAGTGCATACTCTATGGACAAATTTTCAATGGCTAGAGGGAATCTGGCGAGTGAATTCATAACGGGGTGCGACTCCCCGAGATTCCACAAACACTCTAGCCACCTTTTTCAATGCAACACGCAACCGTATAGGTTGCTTCGATATAGGAATAGTCATAAAAGCTTAATGACGTACCATATCTGAGAGGTTTTGACACCAGTGC